GCAACAAGGTTGCTAAACATAAGTGGAAAGACGAACCTATAAAAAAGTTTGATGCCTCTCTCAAGGAGGCTGTCTGAAGTTAAGGTGTGTAAAATTAATGGATATATTGGATGAAGCTGGCTTGGCAGAACGCTTTATGCCTAAACCTAAAATACCAAAAGCAGCTTCTATGTTTGATATTCTGGAATTTACTTATGATCCAAAGGATTTTGGCTATTGGAACTCTAAAAAACTTAAATTAAGAGCTAACAATAAACAGATTACTTGCTGGGATCTAACAGTAACTGAATTATTACCTCTGGTTGAACTTGAAGATAGACAGATACTCTGGGCCAGATCTAAAAGATATTCCTGGGTTGCTCTTGGTAAAATGTTTGGCTGTCATCGTACAACGATTAAGAAGAAGTATGTTGCAGCTGTATTCAATTTAGAAAGTAAGTTAGATAAAACTCTTATAGACAAGATTGATAAAATTTAATAAAGCAAAAGGTACAGTTGGATATTTTTATATCTAAAATTCATGGCTGGTCATCCACTTAAAAAAATACAATGCGAAAGTATCGCAAGAACATCTGGAAAACAATGTAGAGCAAAAGGGTATTTAATGAAAAGTGGCCATTATCGTTGCCGCTTTCATGGTGGAGCTTCTACTGGAGCAACAACAATAGAAGGTAAGTTGATTGCTTACAAAAATTTAAAACAATTTAAAAATTATACAAGAGAACAATTATTACAATGGATCCAAAACAAACAAATGAAATCATCAAGCGTTTAGAGCTTGGCGAACCTTTATCAAAAATCACAAAAGACAAAAAACTTCCAGATGTCTCAACTGTTTACAAACATTGTCGAGACAACAAAGAACTTCACGATAAGATTATGCAAGCAAGACAAACTGGCGTTTGGACTTTATTAGATAAAATAGCTGAAGATATGGAAGTACCAAAGACACCACAAGAAACTCATTTTTTAAGAGAGAAATATTCACACATCAGATGGTTGGCGAGCAAACTTGCAGCTAAAACATTTGGCGATAAAATTCAACAAGACGTTAAACAAGATACGACAATAACTGTGAGCTGGGGAAATCCAAATGATATGGTTGAAGCTAAAAAGATTGTGGAAGAAGTACAAACAACATCTGTACCGAGCCTACCAAATGGATAGTTGGAGGAACAAGTGAATAAGTATTAAGTGGAGAAACTCCGTGCTTTTATACTGGCGGCCATGATCCTCGGGTGCGCGTATGAGTTCGAACAAAACAAGAACATTAGGCTGTAACTCTCTGGTTACTCCCTGGTTTAGTATAAAATTGTTGATTAACGCTAATAGTTGGTAAGATATAGATCTACGACCCAATGCTATTGCATATAAAAGCGGAACAATACAAGAACATCGATGGGGATATACCCCGAAAAACACCCGCATTTTTTAAGATTATATAAGTTGGGAGTTCAGCACAGACACAGACAGACACACTATGGATAATGAAATTAAAAATAAAATGATAACTGCAATGGTTTTTTTAGAAGAAACCAATAATGGATTAGTAATCCACTTTAACGGCTTTGATGACAAAAGACACGCTGACACTTTTATAAAAAAATTAATGAAGAATAGTGGAATAGAATACAAGTCTATATTGGATTTGGTTGACTTACCCACTTTACACTAGGAGGAAGAATGGAAAAAATAATAAACGAAGCACAACACTATTTAAGAGATCATAAGAAAGTAGTCGCTGCTGTTATTGTTATTCTAGTAATTGCTATAATTTTATAATGCACATCCAGATACCTTATACACCTCGGCCATTACAAGCTAAACTGCATGAGGATTTGGATAAACATAGGTTCGCAGTTTTAAATTGCCACAGAAGATTTGGCAAAACAATCCTGGTAATCCTACATTTGATAAGAAAAGCTCTAACAAATGATAAGAAGAACCCCAGGTATTATCTGATCGGGCCAACATTTGTTTCAATTAAAAGAGTTTGTTGGGATTATCTAAAGCAATACGCTGGATGTATTCCTGGAACTACATTTAACGAAACCGAGTTAAGATGCGACTTCCCCAATGGCGCAAGAATAACATTGATGTCTGGAGAAGATCCAGATCGAATTAGAGGAATTTACGCAGACGGGATTTGCGTAGATGAGGTTAGCCAGATGAACCCGAAACTTTGGCACGAAATATTAAGACCCGCTATATCTGACAGAAAAGGGTTTGCATATTTTATTTCGACACCAGCTGGGATGAGTAATATATTTTATGACTTATACCAATATGCTTTGACAGATCCAGATTGGTTAGCTTATACGGCTAAAGCATCGGAGACGGGATTAGTAGATCAAGAAGAATTAGATGCTGCTAAAGCACAGATGGGGGAAAGTAAATTTCTCCAGGAGTTTGAGTGCGATTGGGTAGCCAATGTAAGTGGAAGTATTTATGGAGACATAATACAAAAAATTGAAGATAAAAATCAAATAACCAGGATTGCATACGATCCAAGTTTATTAGTTAATACTGCATGGGATCTGGGTTATGGAGATAATACGGCAATAGTTTTTTTTCAACAAGTCGGTAATCAAATAATGATTATTGATTATTATGAAAACAACAAAGAAGGTTTGCCGCATTATGTTCAGTTTATAAAAGATAAAGATTATGTTTATGGCGAACACTATGCGCCACACGACATAGAAGTAACAGAATTTAGTAATGGTAAAACAAGACGAGAAGTTGCTTATCAATTAGGAATAAGATTTAGGGTACTGCCAAAACTTCCATTAGAAGATGGGATCCACAGTTTAAAAATGGTTTTACCTAAATGTTGGTTTGATGCTGAAAGCACTAAACCATTAATTACTGCATTAAGACATCATCATCGAAAATATAACGACAAGATGAGAATTTTTAGTGCAAAACCCGTTAAAGATTTTAGCTCACACGCTTGCGATGCAGCAAGGTATATGGCTATTTCTTTATCGGAATTACCAAGACAAAAATTAGCTGCACAAAAAACAGCTGAAAGTGAATATCAAATACATACGGAGAAATAAATTATGAGTTTTTTAATGCCAAAAATGCCAGCGATGCCAGCAATACCCGCACCACAGCCTTTGCCAGAACCACCAAAATACGATGATAAGGATAGAGCTGCGGAGACAGCGGCAAAGCAAGCAAAAATGAGAGCTGCTAGAACTGGCAGATCTGCAACAATTTTAACGTCAGCACAAGGTTTAGAGGATGACGAAACATCAACAAAGAAAACTTTATTAGGAGGATAATATGGGAGGAGTAGCAAGAATAATTAGCCGACCCGTAGTGAAAAAAGCATTAGCACCCGCACCAGCTCCAGTTTATACGCCAGCTCCAACAAAAGCTGAAGTATCACAAGTTACATCTACATCTGCTGTTGATATGAAAAAAACACAAGGTAGATCATCAACTATATTAACTGGCGCAAAAGGTTTAGGCGATAACGCATTAACAACATCTAAAAAATCTTTACTCGGAGGGTAAATGGCACAAGATCCAAAAGCAAAAATGGTTATAGAGAGATACAAAACTCTCAAAGCACAAAGGGTTACCTGGGAAGATCATTGGCAAGAAATTGCAGATTATTTTTTACCAAGAAAAGCAAACATCACAGAGAAGCACACAGCTGGCGATAAACGACACGATCAAATTTTTGATGGAACTGCTACACACGCATTAGAATTGTTGTCTGCGTCTCTTAATGGGATGCTAACCAATACTATTTCGCCATGGTTTGTTTTAAAATTTAGAAACCAAATGGCAGCTGACAATGATGCTGCTAATGAATGGTTAGAGAGTTGCGCTAAAATTATGCAACAAGTATTTTCAAGATCAAACTTCCAACAAGAAATATTTGAATTATACCATGAACTACTAGCATTTGGTACGTCTGCTATGTTTATAACAGATGATGTTAAAGATGATTTAAGATTTAGAACATTACATATTTCAGAATTATTTATTACTGAAGATGAAAAAGGAATGGTTGATAGCTTAACTAGAAAATTTCATCTTAAAAATAAAAATATACCTTTAATGTATCCAGATGCAGAATTACACAGATCTATATTAGCTGATATTGAAAAAGCTCCTTATGATGAAACTGTAATTATTCATTCAGTTTATCCAAGTGATACTCCAATGGGTTATGACAATAATAAAAATATGGATTGGGTATCTTGTCATGTTCACGAAAAAACTGGAACTTTATTAAGAGAAAGTGGATTTAAAGAATTTCCTTATGTTGTACCTAGATATTTAAAATCTTCATCTAATGAAGTGTATGGTAGATCGCCAGCAATGAATGCTTTACCAGATACCAAGATGTTAAACACAATGTCTAAAACAACTATT